CGAAAATCCTGAATGAAAAGTGGAGGAAAGAGAGAAAGGAGGATACCTAGAAAATGGAGAAAAACATAACCGGCGAAAAGATGCTAAGCCATATAGACAGGATTGCAGGGGAAAAGAAACCCATAACAGCAGATATATTCCTCACAAATTATTGCAATAACAGATGTCCCTATTGCACCTACGGACGGTGGGAGCTGGATACAGGGGCGCAGGCAATGAGATATGAGGATTTTATCACATACGCAAAAAGACTGGCAGTTATGGGCGTACAGGGATTTATACTGACCGGTGGAGGAGAGCCGACCATCAATCCTGATTTTGAAAAGATTGCAGGATGGCTTACCGAGAACAATTTCCAGTGGGGAATAAATACGAATTTCAATAAGCTGGTAAAGGTCAAACCGAATTACCTGAAAGTGTCCCTGGATGCGTACAGTAATGAAAGCTATGAGCAGTTGCGAGGCGTGGCGGCATATGAAAAAGTCCGGGAGAACATAAAGGCGTATGCGGCATGGAAAAAAGAAAACAGTCCTGGCACATCTCTTGGAATCCAACAGCTTGTAAAAGAGCCGGAGGACGTAAAGAGATTTTACGATGCAAATAAGGACCTGGACGTTGACTACATGGTTTTCAGACCAGTGGAAAGCACCGCAGGAAGTTACTACAGGGATGAGAGGAAAAAGAGAGATGCGGAGGAAATAAAGAAAATCGTATCGGATATGGCGATGGATGATGAGAGAGTGACGCTCAATTTCAAATGGGGATTACTCGACAGGCAGGAAGAGAGATGCACCGCAAGCTGGGCGCAGATAGCTTTAAATGAAAAAGGCGAAGTCATGTACTGCTGTCATAAGCCGTATCAGATTATAGGTCATATCATGGACGAAGATATTCTGGCAAAGAAAATGGCGGCGGTAACGGATATGTCAATGTGCGACATACCTTGTAGAATGACAGCCCCTAATCTGGAGGTCAAAAAGATGGAGCAGGCGAGAAAGGACGCTTGCTTTATTTAATTTTATCGGAGTTGAGAACGAAGCGAGGTGGTGGCATTGGCAAATGACGAAAATCTGATACCTATGAACCGCCGAACAAAGAGCGAGCAAAGAAAAATCGCCACAGCAGGAGGTAAAGCATCCGGGGAAGCGAGGCGTAAGAAAAGGGATATGCGAAAGGCAGCCGAAATGCTGTTGAATATGCCGGTATCGAATAAGCAATCGACCATGAAAGCCACGCTCACAGCTTTAGGGATTGACGAAGAGGATATGGACTACAGTATGGGAGTGATGGCGGCAATGTTGGTGCAGGCGGCGAATGGAAATGTAAATGCTGCAAAGTTCCTAAGAGATACCGCAGGGCAGAACCCAACGCAACAGCTACAAGAAAAAGAATTTGCATACCGGAAGAAACAGGACAGAGAGGCAAAGAAAGCCGAAGAGGATGGAGGCATGACCGGTGGAACGCCAGTAGAAATATATCTGCCAGAAAAGGAGGGCGAGGACGATGAGTAATATCAAAGTCATACGGCCGCAGAAAGGACCGCAAGAAAAATTCCTTTCAACAACAGCAGATATTGCTATTTACGGTGGAGCCGCAGGAGGCGGAAAGTCATACGGATTGCTGATTGAGCCTTTGAGGTATAAGAACAACAAACGGTTTGGTGCTGTAATATTCCGACACGAATATAAGCAGATATTCAACCAGGGCGGCTTGTGGGATACGAGCAATGACGTATATGGAGATATAAAGGGAGCCGATGGAAGATACAGCGCAGGTATGTGGAAGTTCAAAAACGGTATGACAGTTGCATTTGACTATATCAACCGAGATGATGATTTGCAGAAATGGCAAGGTTCGCAGATAACCATGATAGGATTTGATGAGCTTACCCATTTTTCCGAGAAACAGTTTTTTTATATGCTATCCCGAAACCGTAGTGTTTGCGGAGTAAAGCCATACATGAGAGCAACTTGCAATCCAGATGCGGATTCGTGGGTTGCTGATTTTATTTCATGGTGGATAGACCAGGACACCGGCTATCCGATAAAGGAACGTTCCGGCAAGAAGAGATGGTTCGTCCGCATTAACGAAACTGTTATGTGGGCTGCCACAAGGAAAGAGGCTGTACAGATTGCCCTTGATGCCAATATAGGCGAGGAAGAGGCAGAAACAATGCCTAAATCTGTCACATTCATTATGTCCACGTTGGATGATAACAAAATCTTGATGAAAGAAAACCCAGGATACAAAGCCAACCTGTTAGCATTGACGGAGGTTGAGAGAGAAAGGCTTCTCCGAGGCAACTGGAAGATTAAGGCAGCCGCAGGCTTGATGTTCCGCCGCACAAAGGTAAATATGCTGGAAGAATTACCGACAGACGTTATCAAGTGGGCGAGAGGATGGGACCTTGCAGCCACATCCGAGGATGAAAAGGGCGACCCGGCATATACAGCCGGTGTTCTTATTGGCAAGAGGAGGAACGGACGTTATATCATTGCCGATGTTATCAATAAAAGACTTAGCTCGGCAGATGTCCGGGAGATAATAAAGCAGACCTGCATTACCGATAGGGCAAAGCACAAAAGAGTTTTCACAAGACTTCCGCAAGACCCAGGACAGGCAGGAAAGGACCAGGCGCAGAGTTTCTTAAAATTCTTAGCCGGTTTTACTGTTAAGTGCATCCCTGAATCCGGGGATAAGGTTACAAGAGCAGAGCCGTTTTCTGCACAGTGGTTAGGACTTGAGGGAATGGATAAAGGCAACGTTGATGTGCTGATAGCTCCCTGGAATGAGATGTATTTCAACCAGGTTGAGAGTTTCCCGGAAAGCAAGTTCAAGGATATGGTGGATGCGAGCAGTTCGGCGTTTACAGAACTTGAAAGCGGAAATACATATTCCGCACCTCCGACAGATGGAGGATTGAGCAAAGAAAGTTACTGGCGAAAGTGAGGTGGTAAAGATGGCCGATAACAAAGAAATTGGACGAATAGGACAAAGGCGATATGGTGGAGTGATTTACGAAGAGTTCCTGCATGAGCTTAGAGGAAAACGAGGGATAGAGGCTTACAGAGAAATGTCTGAAAATGACGATGTTGTAGGTGCTATCCTTTTTGCTATCGAGATGTTGGTTCGACAGACCGATTGGAACGTGGAACCGGGAGGAGATAGCCAGGCAGATATTGATGCGGCAGAGTTTGTCGAAAGCTGCATGAATGATATGCAGAACACATGGATTGACACCATATCAGAAATCCTGTCATTCCTCACATTCGGATGGAGCTATCACGAGATTGTTTACAAACGAAGAATGGGGAGGACAAAAGACGGTAGAACACGAAGCAAATATACAGATG